CACTCACTCGCCACTGGGTGAGCGTCGCGTAGTAAAGCGCAAGGGTTCCGTAAACGACGGCACTCTGACTCTGAACTTCGCAGCAGATGCAGCGGACACAGGACAGGCTGCGGCAAAGACTGCGAGCACGGCTGATACTGAGGTTTCAGTCTCTATCACTTACCCGGACGGCGAAGTCGATTACTTCACTGGTCTGGTAATGAGCTATCAGGTCAACGCTGGCGGCGTGGACAGCATCAAGTCAGACAGCATCGTACTAGAGCTGACAAATGCACCAGTAAACGTAGCAGCATCTTAATAATCTAAAGAATCGGGGCGTAATTTATGGATTTAGCAAATATTGACTTGCAAGCAGCGGCGGATGAGGGAGTCGAAGTAAAGCTCCAGCATCCCGCCAATGGTGAGTATCTGGTAGACGAAGCAGGGGATTATCTAACGATCACAGTGCTGGGTAAGGACTCGACTACATGGCAGAACGCCGCGAAGCGAGTAAATACCCGCAATGCCAATCGGTATAAGGATCGCAAGATTCCCAACGCAGCGCTCGAAGCGGCACTGTACGAGATACTCGCCGAAAGCACGGTGAAGTGGAGCAAGAACATCGAGTTCGACGGTGCGGCACTAAAATGCACTAAAGAGAACGCGGCGATGCTCTACGAGAAGCGGAACTGGATTGCTGAACAGTTAATGGAGGCGGCGGGAGACCGAGCCAGTTATTTTTTGAAATAACCGAGCTGCTGAAGAAGTACGTTCAGCAGTGGGCTTGGCTTTCTACCCGGGCTAAAGACAAAAACATTACGCGCATCGATTCGATCGATGGAAACGAGATAGCCGGACGGTTCCCAAATGTGGAGCCGTTCGGCTATATCATAGAAACACTAAGCAGGATTGGAGTCGCACTCAATAGCGGCAACGGGGTTCATGGGCTGACTTGGCAAGAGATCGACGCTTTCGTGGCGAGAACCGGACTGTACTTAACGGGATGGGAAGCCGAGACGATCAAGCGACTATCAGCTCTCTACGCAAGCAGTGTGTTAAAATACGACAATCAGGACGCACCAGCGCCCTACCGCACCGAAGAGGAACGCAAAGACATAGCCAAAGGCATGAAGTCAGTTCTTCGCGGGATCGTAATTAAGGACAAGCATGGATCTAGCAACGATACAGATCAAAGTCGACACTCGGCAGGTTAAATCCGCCGAAGACGATCTAAAGCATCTCGGTAAAACCGGATCGCAAGCTGGCAAGGACGTATCCAAAGCCAACAAAGACATGACCGAAAGCGCTGGTAAGGCTACTGGCGCTTTTAAGCTCATGGGCGCGGCAATGGCCGCTATCGGGGCGGGGGCGCTTGTTAGCAAGTTCGCCGCTACCGTCACAGAATCAGAGAAACTCAAAGGCGCGCTCCAGACTATGACCGGGAGCGCAGAGAACGCCGGAATCGCGTTCCAGCATCTCACTCAGTTCGCCGCTGAGACTCCATTTACTCTCGACCAGTCGGTCGAAGGCTTCATCAAGCTAAAAGCACTCGGACTAGATCCATCAGAACGCGCTCTGCGCTCATACGGCAATACGTCAGCCGCGATGGGTAAAGACATGATGCAGATGATCGAAGCGGTCGCCGATGCATCTACGGGCGAATTTGAGCGTCTGAAAGAGTTCGGCATCAAAGCCAAATCAGAAGGCGATAACGTCGCGCTGACATTCCGGGGCGTTACCACTGAGATCGGCAAGAACTCCGAAGAGATTCAGGAATATCTGCTGGCCATTGGCGAGACCCAGTTCGGCGACGCTATGGAAAACCAGATGGCTCGACTCCCGGGCTTGCTCTCTAATTTAGAAGATAACGTCGACGCGCTATTCCGTAAGATCGGAGATATTGGCGGCATCAAGCTATTCGGCGGCGCTATCGCAGCAGCGAGCGCGGCAGTCGTCACGATGACAGATAACATCGAGATGATAATCACTGGAATCGAAGTATTCGGAGCAGCTCTCGCGGCTTACTTCGCCCCGGCTATCATTGGCGGGATTGTAACCGCCGTCGGAGCTATCAGGACGGGCGTGCTCGCCATGAATGCGGCGATTCTGGCCAATCCGATTGGCTTAGTGCTGGCGGCTATCGCAGCGGCAGCAGTTCTGATTATTCGTCACTTCGACGAGATAAAGCTATTCGCCGAGAGAGCAGCGGTATCGATTCAAATTGCATGGAATAAACTCAAACTATTTTTCATGCAGGGATTCGCTCCGGTTTTAACCAATATCAGGGACTTGTTCGTCGGCATCAAGAATCAAGCGCTCGCCACATGGTCAGCGGTCACGGCGGCGGTCAAAGACCCGCTAAACGCGATCGAAACATATAACACGACGTTCGATGAGACTCTGGCTGCACTAGAAGATGGCGAGAGCAAAGCCGACGTATTCGCTGAATCTATAGCGAGCACCGAGACGAATATCATCAATCTCGAAAGGGAAATGGATACTCTCAACAGCACGGTGATAGATACGGAGTCGGAAGTAAGCGGAACGACCATCGCGCTGGAAGATCTGGGCAAAGAAGTAGTCGAAGAAGTCGCTCCGGCACTGGTAGACATGAAGGTAAAAACCGAAGAAGTCACCGAAGCGACCAAAGAAGGCACGGTCGCGTTCGAGCTACAAAAGAATATGCTCCGCAATCTGCAAGAAGATTTCGGAGACATGATTTACAAAACACTGAGCGACGGAAAGATCAGGTTCAAAGACTTTTTCAACTCAGTGGTCGACGGCTTCAAGCGCATGGTCGCGGAGCTGGCGGCTCAAAAGATCATGGACGCCATATTCGGCGATGGCGGTCTCGATGGATTCCTAAGCAAGCTCTCTGGCGGGTTCAGCTCGGTAATATCAAGCATCGCATCTGGCATCGGCGGGATGGTCTCGTCTGCCGCTTCCGGCATTGCTGGTCTGGTCGGTGGAGGCGGAGGTGCTGCGGCTGCTCAGTCCGCTATTGCTGCTGGCACTAGCACAATGGCATCGAGCGCGGCTGCGGCTGCTGGCGGCACTGCTGCGGCTGGTGGCGCTGCTGGGCTTGGCGCGACTCTCAGCGCTGCTGGGGCTAAAGCTCTCGCGGTAGCTACTAATCCGGTAACTCTCACGGTCGCTGCGGCGGCTCTGGCGGCTAAGGCGCTAGATAGTGGCGGAACTCCGACATCAGCTGCCGGGATTACGATGGCGAAAACTGCCGGAATGAGCGACGCGAATGTATTCGCAGTGCCAGAGTTCGAGTCTGGATTCGCTCCGCTGGGCTTTAAGCAGAACGCGACAGACCAGCAAGCCGCTGCTGCGGTAGCGCCGCTGCGCGAACTGGATGCGACTCTTACAGCTCTAGCCGAAGAGGCCGGGTATAACGTCAATCTCGGCGGGCATACTTTCAGCGGTCTCGGAGTCGAAGGCGAAGGCCCGGGCACGTTCTTGGGCGTCTCTATCGAAGAGGGCAAACAGAAAGGAACGTCCATCGAAGAGCAGATGGATATGTACGCGAAAGAGTGGATCTATGCGGTAGGCGCTCGCAACGGCGTTCCACAGAGCGCTCTCGACGACGTAGTGGGAAGCGGAGACGCGGCTGGTATCTTGCAACGCTCAGGCGATGTTCTGAAGGGCGCAATCGACGGCTCTCACCGCGACGGTCTCGATATGGTTCCTTATGACGGCTACGTCGCAGAGCTGCACGCTGGAGAGCGCGTCCAGACAGCGGATCAGGCCCGAGCGTCTGACTCGGTAGCGGATGAGATGAGCGGGCTGCGCCAGAGCATCGAAGAAGTCATGGTCGCAGTGGCGAGAAACACTCAGAAGCTCTACCGACTCAACGACCGCTGGGACAAGAACGGCTTGCCGCCAGTGAGGGCATAAAATGAAGCTAATTCGACCGGAAACGGTTACAGACACGATCTTCCAGTCGTCCGACGTCCCGGAGAATGATTACTCGGCATGGGCAAGCGGCACGACTTACGCCGACGGTGACCGGGTAATCGTCACGACTCCGAACATCCACAAGATCTACGAGTCGCAGCAGGGCAGCAACGTCGGGAACGATCCGACTACGGACGACGGGACATGGTGGGAAGAAGTCTCCAGCACGAACCGCTGGAAGCTATTTAACGGCATCGTTCAGGAGCAGACCGAGCAAGCTGGCGGCATGGAGTACGTTCTCCAGTCGCCGACGGTTATCAACTCGCTCGCTCTGATTAACGTCGACTGCGCGGAAGTAACGGTCGAAGTGGTAGATGCGACAGAGGGCACGGTCTACGACGAGACGTTCTCTCTCATCTCCGACTCAGGCATTCAGGACTGGTATGCGTACTTCTTTGAGCCGATCGTCCGCGATGACCGACTGGCGATACTTGATCTGCCGCCGTATGCGAACGCAGACATTACCGTCACGTTCACCGATACCGGAACCGCTAAGTGCGGAGCTATGATTATCGGCCAGTTCGCCGATCTCGGCTTCTCGCAGCACGGCGCGAACTTCTCGATCATAGACTACTCAGTAAAAGCCACAGACGCTGAGGGCCGCGTCACGATCACCGATGGCCCGTATGCGAACAAGCTAGAAGTCGACGTAGTGCTAGACACTTCGGCATTCGGCGTCGCTCGCAGCGTATTAACGGATCTCAGAACCACTCCAGTGGTCTGGGTGGCCGAAGAAGATAACCGAAACTCGATCGTCTACGGATATTACCGGGAATTTGATATAATTCTCAGCAATCCAACGACTTCCAGATGCTCACTTGAAATTGAAGGTCTCGTATAATGACTATCCCAACGATTACGCCATTACCCACAGCGCCAGCGAGAACAGATCCGCCAGCGACGTTTATAACCCGTGCCGACGCATTCTTGGCTGCTATGGTCACAATGCAGACCGAGCTAAACACGACTATCGGTTCGATGAATACCGATATAGCTGGAGTGAACGCTGACGCAATTGCTGCGGCTGACAGTGCATCTGCAGCGGCTTCTAGTGCAACTGCTGCGGCTAACGCGGCGGGTGCTGCTCTGTGGGTGAGTGGTCAGGCTTACGCTGAGGGAGATGCGGCGATCTCATTGGTTAATTACCAGACATACCGTGCCGAGACTGCTACAAGCGGAACGACTGACCCAAGTCTCGATGCGAACTGGACTGCTATCTCTGGAACTTTCCCAGATCAAACTGCAAATGCAGGAAAATACTTAACCACAGATGGAACCGATCCTTTGTGGGATGAACCAATTCCTGACCAAAGCGGAAACGCAGGAAAGTATTTAACGACCGACGGAACTGATGCTTCATGGGCTGCGGTATCAGCAGGAATAATTCAGTTGCAAGCAGAAGAAAATTTAACTGCGGGCGACTTAGTTCAACTTGGATCAAGTGGCGCAGTAAAGTGCAAATCATCACAAAGAATCCAAACTCACGCAATGTTGCTTGGAGATGGAGATTCTTATGAAGCATCTTTCATAGCATATCATCCAGTTCATAATTACTTGGTATCTGTTAGTACCATTGATGTACTGAATTATTCAGATGTAAAAACTTGGAGATGGAATGGCGATAGACTTGAACTAGTAAATTCTACAACTTACCCACAAAATCATATGCTGACTCAAGATTTCGGCAAAATGATATATGACCCAAGCAGCTCAAGAATAATACTTGTAAACAGGCAAGTGAGTAGCGATGATCTTGATGCGACTGTTTTCACAATTAATGCAGACGGCTCGGCGTCTGACTTTAATCATACAACGATTAAGGCTATGTCTTATGTTGGGGCATTATCTTGCGCTTATGATGCAAACGCAGAAAGAGTCTTGATTGCATATAATGAAAATGGAGGAGCATCTTATGCTAGAGTTCTAGTAATTGACCCGTCTGATAACTCAATCACGGCAGGCGCGGAGAGTATAAGTTTTGATACTAACCCAACATATTTGTCAATGGAATATGACTCAACGAATCAAGTTTGCGTCGCTGCTTATAAATCATCAAGCAACAATGGTACAGCTGTAGTTTTCACAATAGACCCATCTACAAATACTGTTACTTGGAGCACTCCAGTTGTTTTTAATAGCAGTGCAGCTGATTACATTTGCTTAACATACGACAGCAACAACGACAAACTGGCTATTTTCTATCAATATGCCAGCGATTTGTACGGGGTGATGGGTTACGTCTCGAGCGGAGTTACATTCTGGGGAACTAGAGAGCGACTTGATACTTATATTTCTACGTATAATGTTGCTAGTTTCAACGTAGCAGAAAACAAGTATTACAATCTTTCAAGCGATAGTCGTTATGGCCTTTTAAGAAGATTTAGAGCAAATGATAATTTGAACGGTTTTGTTGAAGAAGCTCAGCAAGATTATTCTGCTCAAACCGTAGATGGAGATGAGCCGAGATATAACCCAAGATACGGACTGTATGATGACGTAAATAAAATTTCTTATCTTCAGACATTCTTTGAAGATGGAAACGGCGCGTTTAGTGTTGTTGCTATAGCGGCACCAGAGTCGCAGTTTTCTACACTATCAACAACATCACTTGGAACCGCGTCTACTTCAACGGATGATAATAATTCTCATATATTGCATCTTGAAGATTATGCAGGTGGTCAAAATTCGTATTTGTTTAGTTACACAGATTCTTCAAGAGACTTGAAGTGCAGAGTGGGAACTGTAGATTTCTCAGACGGCACTATCACTCTTGGTTCAGAGATAGCATTAAACACTGGAACGGACTCAAATGTGTATGCTTGGTATGATCTAAATATAAATCGAGTAGTAATAACTTGGAGAAACAGCACTGGAGCTATCTCATATAAAATGATAGACGTCGATGTAGTCAATAAAACAGTGACCCAAGACACTACTGGTACTGTTATTGCTACATCTTATTCAAGTGATGGATACGCGATAACTTATTCAAAAGAAATGCGAAAAGCATACGCTCACGGTTATGACGCTTCTAATTTTTACGTTCACTCAATATATACGCAAAATTCAAGCACGCTTGGAGTGTTCACGGGCTCAAGTGTACTTCAATGGAATCCAAGCGGCGGCTCAGTTGGTATTGTTTTGAGAAACGAGTTCCCAGCTATTCAAATTTTTGGAAGAAATACTACAACTCAGTATTATGCGACTTATTCTTTAGATAGAGTCCCTCAACTCAGAAGATTTGCTAGCATGGGAGCCTATGCAACAAATACTACTGGGTTTTGCTATGTTCCAGAATTTAATATCTTAGCATGGGGAAGCCAGAGTGGGTTTTTCTTGCAAAGCATAGGCGGCGATCAAACAGAAAGAGATACTAGTAGACCGTACGATAGCTATTCAAATTTTGCTAGCATTGTAAATGATTTCACTAATAACAGAACTAATTTAGCTGATTACCAAAACTTTATTTTCTTTGATAAAAAGTTATCGGCATTCCTACAATTTTATGGTCGTTATGTTTTTATTCATAAATGGAATGGCGAATATAACAACACTTCTTTAACAGCAGTCGGTGAGTTCGAATGGGGAACATCAGATGGCGCTCAAAAAACTGGATATATGGCATACGATGAAGCGAGCGGATGCTATATGAGTATTAACGAGCGTGACGGACAAGACGTGAAAATCATTACAGTAAAACAATCTGCAAAAGATGGTGCGCTTGGATTTGTTGTTGAATCTGTTTCGGCAGGAGTTACGGTAGACATCGCTTCCACTGGAGCAAAATATACTGCCCCATATCCAGTTATTACTGGCGCGAACTATTATGTCAATGATTACGGGCAAATAACAACATCTGGCTCTGGGACTCCATTTGCTAAAGCAATCTCTTCGACAGAATTGGTGATTAAATAATGAAAATTATCATACGAAATGAAAACAAAGTTTCTTACTACGTTTTCAATGATTCAGATGAATTAGTCGTTGAAGAAAATAGAATCACGACTCCGAGTTTTATTATCGGAGATATGGGTTCATCTAACGCGACAATCTATGAAGATATAACAGACGTCCCAGAAGACTGGGAAAATGATAAATATATCTATGACGATTCTGCTGAACCCAAATGGTCTCTGATTCCTCCAGAAGAAGAGCCAGTATCTGAGGAACAAATTTCAGAAGAGCCAGTGGTAGAAGAAGCGCCAACAGATGCTTAATCTCATCTCATCGCTAGTCGCCCCGGTCTCTGGCTTACTCGATAAGTTTATCGAAGACAAAGACCAGCGGGCGCTACTGGCTCACGAGATCGCTACGCTCGCTGACAAGCAAGCCAACGAGCAAGCGGTCGCGCAGATAGAGCTGAACAAAGTCGAAGCGGCGCACCAGTCGATGTTTGTGGCCGGGTGGCGCCCGGCGGTCGGCT